GCTTCTCACTCGTTTGCTGCTCAAAGCATTGAAATACTCGGTGTCGTGGGGATTGGGGCAACAGTACGGGGCCGTGAAGTTACGGGTGAAAGGTAAAGCGATTCTCTGGGAAGGGTGGTGGGTTCCATTTGGATGCCACTGCCACGAAGGGGATGGTGCTGGACTTAACCCGCGATGTAAATGGCTGGCCTGACTAGGCTGTTAGCACCCCAAGGCACAGGGTTGCGTGACGTGTTTTGGGCAAGTGTTTTGCACAACAAGCGGGGCTCTCACATCGGTAATCTCTCTTAAACCATGATGACGACCACTATAAGTAGGTCGCCTAACCAAGGGCAACTTGGGGGTGTAGTCGACCTCAAAGTATGCCAAGCGTCTGGGTTGCCCGGTAAACCCTTAAAACCCAATAGTTACAGTGTGGGTGGTTTGCCCACCACCACTATAATCAAACAGGTTGACGCGGGGCTTGGTAGCATCAACTATGTAGTTGATGTTTGGAGGAAGTATGGGGAAGCACATAACCATTTTCGCAAGCGTATGGAGGATTTGAGAATCTTAGCTGATGTTGATCCTACCATAACGCGTGAGAATTTTACGGCAGTTCATGCCGCCTTGGGCATTCCAAAACCGCGAATAGCTGAATTGTGGACGCTGCGCGGTGTTAGAATGGCACAAGAGGTTAAAATAGAGCAGAAGGCTGAGGTTGTAGTGAAACCTAAAACAAAATGGGCGCCTAAAATTCAACCGGTTGTGCCATCGGCTGAATTGGCACCTATTAAACCTCAGCAGCCTGTAAAATCCATACAAAAAGAACAACCACAAATCTCAAATGAGCCCATTAAGAAAACAACTGCTGCCACTGTGGTGTTGGCTGCAGTTGACCTCATCGACAACAATCTTGTTGAAGATGTTGCCGTAGTTGTCCGCCCAATACTGCTGAGGCAAGAATTCGCGGTAGAGGGTGGGACGGAAAATGGGGGCCTTTTTGGGCTTTTTCGGAAGAAAGAAAACGACATTGAAAGCGATCGAGAAATTGTGGCTGCAGCATTAACAGCTGCGGACATTGCATTGAAGCGTAGGGCCCGGGAGCCCGAGGGTAGTGACCTCATAGCCCAGGACCGACATGTAGTCGGTCAACTGGCCCTTAAGGGAATTCAAGCTGCCCGAAGCGATCTTTATACTGTTTTCACCCAGCATAAATTTAATCAATGCGATGGACGCATAGTTAGAGGTGTCTTTGGCGATAGCTACGAGGATGACTTACTGGATTGCGCCAGTATTCCCAGGCGCACTATTCAGCCAGGTTTACTTCGTAGATTGTACCGCTACATGACATGCTTTAGTCATCGGGGCGTAGGTCGCTCAACTCTGCCATCGCAGATGTTGAGAGAGCGGGATGGTATTTTGCGGAACCATGCACCTGCCCCGACGCTGTTAAATTTTCACCAGTGCTCCACCGCACTCTCCCATGCGCGTTGTGGAGCCACCCTTATCCTGATCTTGCTGATGACGTTACTGTGTTGCGTATCCCTCGGACTATTAAGCTCAAACGCTCATCCGATGGCGCAACAGTTGTTGGACCTGCCTTCACAGGACCACATGTTCACGTATCAACCTCAGCGGATATCGAGGCAGCAGCTAGAACGCGACTTTTATGGCCGCGCCCCAGCTGCGACCCCAGGGCGTGGAATGTGCTCGGGAGGATTTGTCAGCCCGGCACAAAATTTCTACCCAAAATGCGAGTCAACGGTCTCTCCCGTACAGAATGGCTCGGGAGATACTCGGGGGCTCAGTTAAGGGAGTTGCAGGAAGCGGCGCATAAACTTGATACGGAAGGCTTAACCCGGGAGGAATGTATTACTAGTAGTATATTCGTTAAACGTGAACCTAAGAATGCCAATTGGGCTGGCCAGGTTTTTGAACCGGTCAAACCAAGGGTGATAGTTTCATGTTTGCCCAAAGTGAAGGTTGCTCTGGGGCCTTGGTGTGTTGCCTTCTCAAAACGATTGGCACGAGTGTGGGATGGTCAGAATGTGATATATTATGAGAGCGGTTCGACACAGGATGACATATCGGAGTGGTTCAATAGGAATCTATTGAAGTTCTCTGAAAGAGCTCTCTTTGAAGATGATTTTTCATCTTTCGATGCCACACATAGTGCTTATAGTTTTTCATGGGTGAATCAAGTTTATGCACGCTGTGGTTTGGCTGGCCTGGCTTTGAAAGTTATGAAAACCCAAGCCAGCGATCAGAAGTTGACTGCTAGGAATGGCTACAAAGTAAAACGACCTTGTTTTATGAAATCAGGGGTGCCCAATACAACAATTGGCAACACGCTCGTCAATGCTGCAGTGCATTATTCTTCCTTTGTTGAGGCTGGCGCAAAACCAGGGGAAGATTTTGTTATGATGGTGCGCGGCGATGACATGTTGGCGTTTTTGAAACCTAAATTTCATGATAAAGCCAAGGAACTGGTTAAGCGATATGGCTTTAAAACGAAAGTTAAGAACGGGCATCGCGTATGGCATGCCAGGTTCTGTTCGATGGCGTTTTACCCTACCAGGGAAGGTGTGTATGTTTGTGGGCCTACTGTAGGTAAATGTTTGGCAAAATTCGCTTACACAGTGAAAAATGTGCCCATTAAAGAGCAAGCAGCCCACCGCAGGGGCGTGGCTTTAGGCCTGCTGGCTCTTACTAACCATATACCCCTCCTTGGTGATTATGTGCGAAATGAATTAGCACATACAAGTGGAGCTGGTGGGAAGTATATGCGCAAAGCTCTAGATGAAGTGAAATTGAAATACGTGCGAGGTTCACGTCATGAGCCAGCACCGGATGCAGACATGTATGTAGCCAACATGTATGCAATGCCGGTTAGCTATGTTCATGAAATTAGAGCCCTAATAGGTACTATGGGAGAACCAGGGTTCTATTCATCCGCCAACTCTGTTGTCGCTTGGCAACAAATGTTGGCATTGGAGTGTGGGTAATGGGGTCTTATGACCCCAATATGGGGAGGGGGGCCAAATAAATTCCTCCCCTATATAGAAAACCACAGCTCCGATGGAGC